CTGTGCCTAATCCTACTGAAATGTCTACATCGTACTGATTCGACCACTCACGAGGGTCTACAGGCACATACTTGCCACGCAAACGCATGACAGTAGGCTTGTCCTGATATTTGCATAGTAGCTGTAGGATGCCCTTAAACAAACTTTTAACGCCTGTTTCGGCAAAGATACGAGCCACTAGCTCTAGCTTTCCACCTGCCGCAGCGGTAGAAGCCGCCACAGCCGCAGCCGTTACGTTTTGCAACACATCTGGATTCAGACCTTGCTGCATATCTGATACACCTGTGCGCTTGCTTTGTGCGTCATCCAAGTATTGCAACATTGGGAACGCTTGAGCGATAACGCTTGGCACTTGCATGGGTACGACTGCGTTTGGAGACTTCATGCGAACCACGCCACCAGGCGTGACTGTCAGCAAGTCATCCAAGTTAACTTGACCTTCTACAGCGCCAACTCGTGCGTTGTTAGACAAGTACAGGTTATCTAGCATCTGTCGGACAACAGTAGATTTAATCAACTGAATGTCCATACTGCGGTCTGCCAACGATTCGCCAAAGAACTTGTGCGGAATCGGAATAGGGCAGAGCGAGTGGAAAGGGTTGTAATCCGTCTCTACGTTGCTCAGAATATCTGAACCTGCGTAGAAGATTTGGCGCATTTCGGCGATACCGTCACCGTCATAGTCTGTCATGAGATAGGCTTCGTACACCTCAATCTCTTGCATACTATGGTCAAGTGATGCCTCTTCGTCCGGCTGCTCACCTCGGCTGTATCGTGCCAATCGCTCGTCTGTGAAACTTAGGTCATTAAATGACGGCAAGTCGTTCACAATCTCAGGGTCAAAGCCCATAGCGATAAGGTCTGAACGTGGCAACAGCTTACGATGTGCAACAAACGGACTGTCGGCAATAGAACGTGCACGCTTACTAATTAGGAACTCTTCAGGCGGTACGTTCTCAACCTTGACTGCGCCATATTGTGTACGTTTTGCGACAATTACATCGCTTGTTTGCATTACAACAGGCTGACCGTCAGGACCGATTTGCTCAATAATAGTTGTGTCTTGTGCAACAATCTCTCGGCTACCGTCTGCCATTAGGAGCACCAGCTCCTCATCTGTCAGCCCACGGTATTCCTCTTTAGTTACGTCTTCCTTAACGTCCCAATAGCATTTAACCACGCCATTCTTTTGCAAGAGAGCGTCCTTAAACCAATTATGTAGGATGGTAAAGCCTGGATTCTGCGTATAGAACACCCAATTACAGTAATCCGTAGCTTGTTTAGCGCCTTCCTCATCGCCTGGTCCTTTCGGCTCAAAGCGGACAATATCGTCCGATTGAGTAAAGACACGCACGAGTTGCGGCAGAGCGCCATCAATAGCCTCTGCAACCTCACCCGTTACGATCTGACTGCGACCATCTACCTCGTTACCATAAGGCTGACGCAGGTAGTATTCAAGGGCTTTGGTTCTCGCTTCCGTTGTCTCTGTGTCCAGATACCCGATTGCGTTGTCGATTTCGTTTTCCAGAATCGACTTCAGTTTCCCATCGTCCATACATTTCCTCAAGCGCTTGAACACGCCTTAATAAATTATCGTACTCTTCACGAGTTACCGGATTGCCTCGGCGTTCCACAAACATTTAGACCACCCACTTAGTATTAACTTGTAACGGCTTGCCCCATCCTGAGCCTCGCTCGTCCATACCGACCGCTAAGTAACGGAAAGCGTCTGAGCCGTGGCTCGACCAATCGTGCAAAGGCTTGTCGAAAAACACTTGTCTTTTTTCGTCAAACTCTCGCCTATAGTTACGCAAACAGTCCAATCCTTGCTTAACCTGCGGTACGTTGAAATAACACCTCGGCAGCAGCCTTCTAACGGCTTGTATGCCATCATCTACGCCTAGCCTACCTACTACCGTACAGTCTAGTCCAGCCTCTTGTAGAACCTCTAATCGGCTCTTACCTGTGCCTAGCTCTCTGACCTGTACATCGTGCGGTAGTAACTGAGGCGCTTTGTGCCAACCTCGGTTAGTCAACTCCCGAACGTACCAATCTAAACCTTGCCCGTGGTTTTCTATGTAATCCATGAGCCTTACTTCGTGATTAGCCACTTGAGCGACCCAAATAGATGTTGAGTCACCCATGCCCAAGTCCCACGCCACAAATGTCTTGCAAAGGTCATCCCGCTCTATCTTGTGGAATCTACCCTCGGATTCTAAGCCATTCAAGATTTGACCGTAGTAACTTCCCTCTACGCTCGCAGAGAAACTACACTCAAACTCTTGATTGTACTTATCCTCGCCCATCTCACTCTTGGCGGCTTCTAACTCAGACTCAGGAATGATCTTAGTCTCAGATGCCTTGAACTCTACCAAGCCCCAACCGTCTGCGGTCTCTGCTCGGTCTCTAAACTCTTTAAAGTGATTAGCGCCCTTGGGAGTACCGATAAACAAGCACCAACCCATGCGGTCTGTAAGGCTTGCACGCAAGACCTCGTTCCACACTTTAGGATTCATGTCGGCAATCTCATCCAACACGCACCCATCGTAATAAGTACCACGCAGCGAGTCTGGATTATCAGCACCATGCAAAGATATCCTGCGCCCCCAAAAGTCTACACGCAGCTCGGATATGTTTACCGTAGCACCTAATGGCTGAGTAAACTTGACCAAGTAATCAAACGCTATCCGTTTAGCCTGTGTATAAGTTGGCGCAACATAACAATACCTAGGGTTTTCTAGTTGGCACTCAATAGCTTTCTTAACCAAATGGTTAATAGCAGCCACAGTCTTTCCAAAGCGCCTGTGCATTACCCCGACTACAAACCTGTTTTCCTCAAGAGCCTGATGCAATACCAATTGCTGCGCTCTTGGCTTGTACGGCAACTCTATTACTTTTGCCATGTGACTATGGCTTGAATTGGTCCACCGTCTTCACCACTTACCTGCAAAGGAAGTAACTTAGGATAGATAGTTGCCCAAAACGCACGCTCGTTAGCTGGCTCTTCTTTCGCCCACGCTATTAGCCTTTCTGCGCCACCAAGTCCCTCAGCAGCTAAAGCAATCGCTTCCTTTGCCGATGTTGTGGTGCGATTTAGCGATCCTTTTGGTCTGCCTTTACCCGCATTGGGTGGCAAGCGCTTTTCTGTAACTTCCTCTATTTTACTGTCCATTCGATTCCTTTCGGGTCATCGTGTTAAGTACTTCTTATACTACCATTTAACTTTATTAGCCCAATACGCTGCGGACATTTTGCCCTTGGCTATGTTTTCAGCGTGTCGAGCTTTAAACGCCTCGTTTCGCTTACTACCGTCAGGGCTGCCCTTTACGCCTTGTTGACCAAAACGGATAAGTTTAGTTTCATCTCCTGATTTGGCTAATACAGCATGAGACTTGGTTGGGTGGCTAGGCGTGCGCTTAGGCTGGTTAAATCCTGAGAATGTTTCCTTGCCTCGCTTAATCATTTCTTTTTAGCCGTTTTAGCGGCTTTCTTAAAGTCTTTAGCACTAGGTGCGGCTTTGCTACCAGGCTTGTTCATCTTCTCGCCTGATCCGGCTGCAATGCGCTTTTGCTTGGCGTGGATGTTTGCGTATAGACCTTTCATTCGTCCTCACCCTCTAGCTTGTCCTCTAGCATTTCGTACTTAGCCTTAGCGTCTTTGTACTCTTGCTTTGCCATTGCAAGCATATTCTTTTCTTTAGCGGTCATTACCTTTTTGATAGGACCGCCAACTAACCAAGCCGAGCAGGTACGATCACCAGCACACTTGAACTCGAAAAGCTCGCAATAACCCAAGTCAGCAGCTTCGGCAATAGCCTCGTATTCCTCGCCACCTTCGCCTGATCCCATGCCGTTAACAATGCACATTTCCATTTCAGGAGTGACAATGAAAGCGGCACAGTTACCGCAGCGCATGGTTTTAGCTTCGTCTACAGAAGTATTCCATTCTTTAGCACGAGCGATCCAAAAGTCCGATGACTCTTCTTCGGGGTTTGCAGGACCATAGCCTACATTCTTAAAAGCCCAATCCCGATTCTTGAGATTTAGCTTAACGTCTTGAGTGGATGCAGGACATTTCATTAGTACATCCCCGTCTCTTCTTTCTTAAGCTGCTTTTTGTATCCATACTTGCCGGACTTCTTGTCCTCAGCCATGTACTCTTTAGCTACTTTTGTAGGAATACCTACTTTTTTAGCAAACTTAGGCGAGTGTGCAGCGGCACGCATAAATGCGGCTTGGGCTTTTGATACGCTCGGCATTATTCTTTCTCCTCTATCGCTTCAGCCATATAGAGGCTGTCGTAAATCTTACGGGTTGATCCCCAAAATTGTTTGGCAAAGATGTGTCCCTGTCCCTTGTATTCCTGACCTGTAAAGTGTCTAGGGATAAAGTAGTGGGATGGGTAAATGGTTAGCCCGTATTGGAAACGCTGCCAAATGTCCGTAAGCCTTTGCGGTCCGACTGTCTGCCATGCAGGTCTGTCTGTGACAGTTTTTTCTGCGTGGATGTCTTCGATAATTTGTCCAATGAAAGGACTGCTCTTTTGCGCTGCAAGGTAGCCAGCCGCCAATAGTCCAGGGCGTGCATGCTCATTCTCCCAACAGGTGAACTCGTTAGCTTGCAACATCCAATCAGGTATAGGCTTGACACAGATACTATCAGCATCCACCGCAAACCCGCCATGCTCGTACAGTATTTCGTAACGCATTAGGTCAGCTACGCCATTTAGCTCTACCTTCCACATATCCTGTAGGTGCTTGGCATTACGCCATGAGGTATTGATTAAATCCTCATTGCCCCATACTTTAATATCCCAATCAGGATTGTGAGTACGCCAAGTAGCAATGCAATTATCAGGTCGTTTTGATTCATCACCTACCCACACTATGTGTAGTTTTTTAGGTATCACCATACACCTTGTCGTTTCATTTCCCGTATTTCCTCCGTCTTAGCCCTTGCGTCTACAGTAGCAAGTGAGCCAGGCGGACGGCTGTAGAAATATCGAGGTGTCAGATCAAACTTGACGGATGCACCAGCCTTGCGTAAATCTAACCACAGCGCCCAATCTTCCCATCCGACATGGCGGTATGGGTGCTTGAGTAGCAATTCTCGTTTTACCGCAGAAGACACAATAAGCGGGTTTTGAGCGTTTATTTCCAAAGCCCTGTCCCAAGTATACGGATCAGGTTTCATGCTCCAACCGCCCTCTATATCAAGCGCAAAGCCTATTATGTCGTGTATACCGTCCACACCGTCAAAATAGTGTGTATACGGTAGATCATCTATGTCCGAACACGAGACATAATC